GGTCGACTCCCTGCAAAGGCACGATCGCAACTCGTGACTACATCATCAAGTACGTGACCCGCTGGAAACGCCTCAGCGGGGATTGGAATACGTCAGTAGGCAATTCCATTATTTCGATGGCCATTTGCATAACGGCGATTTTGTCGCTGCCATCACATTTGCGACCACACCGCGTTGCTGCCTTTTTCCATGGGGATGACTATTTGGCGATTTACCACTATCATCGCAGTCCGCCGCCACAAGTTTTGAACACTGCTTTGGCGGATCTAGAAAAATCGCTTGGGATCACGCCTGTGCGCGGGGTTTTTCGAGACCCCCTTTTGGTCGAGTACATTTCGATGTCCGTTTGGCCATGTTACGACGGAACCTACTTCTTTGCTCCGAAATTATCGAATCTTTTCGTGCGCCTTTTCTTCAGCACTCGACCTTTGTCCCAACACACTGCGGACGATGTGTGCGCGACTATCGCCGCGCTCGCACCCCATTTTGTCGGTTGCGAACCCGCTGAACGGTTTTTCGCAGCCCACCGGCGGGCGTGGGTAGCTCGCCGTCGAGGGATCAAGCACGCCGGCAACCAGTTCCGTGATTGTCATAGTCTGGAGAAACTAGAAATTGACCACACACCGAAGGTGCATTGGGCGTATGGTTTCGCCCACAAATACCACATGCCAATAACGGCTTTGCACGTCGAGGTCGAGTGCGGGTCAGCCGCGCTCCTGCGACATCCCGCGTACGACCATTTGTTCGAGTGCGAGCACCTCGACCCCGATGTTAGAATGGGGGCGTCCGCGACGAGAGACATCTGATTCTGACTCAAGAAGGAAAATCGAAACTATGGCTACTAACCTTGCTAGAGCGATCGCTTTGCCTGGGAAGCATGCTCCTATGCGCTTCCCATCGTTCCCTGCCCTTGAGCGCACGGCCGTCATGGCATTCAACGCCTCGATGCCGTTCACTGTCGGTGCTAATTCAACCAAGGTGATCTTAACCCGGCAGGCTGCCCTGCCTTTGTGGGGGGAGATCCAGGCCCCGGGCGGCGAGAATGCCGCACTAACCTACGGCGTGGTTTATTCCTGCACTGGTGTATCGGCTATCAATACACAGGGTGGTATATACACAGAAGCCGTCGACGCCATCGGCGGGTGGCACCAGAGTGTCACTTATGGTCTGTCTGCACCGGTCATGGCTGCGCCTGGTGGCACTTGGCCCACTCAATACCCCGTGGTCGCGTTTGATGCCGCCACGGGTGATCTGCCATGGGTCTATTGCCCGAATGGGGGCAAAATTCTTATCACAAGCAACGCCATGGCTTTTGCACACAACGACAACATCCAGCTGGAGCGCTGGACCGGCCCTGGCCAGTCTGAACCCATAACCCTTACAGCTGCACACACAGCTGGTCTCAACCTCGGTGGGGGCACTTATTTCGACGTCACTACCAACGCCTGGTATCGTTTCCGGTCGTCGTCTATTCAAGACACCACCGCTGGAGCCGTCGTCAAATTTACCCCGGTTTATTCCCTTGGTGTGCTTTTGTCGGACCAGACCCCCACTTTTACCGGCGCAGCCATCAACGGTACTTGGTCCATTGC